ACTGCCGCCTCGCCGCGTGGCGGGTGAACGACCCCGGTGAGCGCGCCCGCGCCCGCGCCATGCCCAAGCCCCCGCCCGTCCCGGACGGCATGGAACCGTTGTTCACCATGGAGGTGTAATGACTGACGACCGGGCGCGGGAAGAGTTCGCGCTGAACGCCCGCGTGCACATCGCCGCTCTCCAGTCGGCCCTGGCGCGGCAGCTGTTCCGCCGCGACGCCAGGAACGCCGCCGTGGACGAGTGCGTGGGCAAGCTCACCGTGGCGGCCGAGATGTGGGGCGACGCCCGCGTCCTCGCCGCCGCGCGCTACAGCGGCATTGAAGCCGACCGGCTGCGCGCCGAGATGGAGGCGGAGCGCGCCAAGAATGCCGAACTAATGAAACTCTCAGACGGCCCAGGAGCCCCGCAAGACCCTGCACCCACACCTGACCCGCCACCCACACACAAAAGGGCTCCACGGGCCGCCACAGCGCCACGCAGGACCAAACCAGCGCCGAAGGACGGCGCATGACAGACGCGATCTACCAGCGATTGACGGCCGGATGGCCGTACTACCATCAGCCACAACCACCACAGGAGGCACCAGTGAGCCTGCTCGCCGCCGTCGAAACCGAGATCCACCACCTCGCCGCCAAGGCGAAGCAGCTCGAAGAGGAAGTGCTGCCGTCCGTGACCGCCGACGCGCAGAAAGCCGAGGCGCTCCTCGCCAGCCCCGCCGCCGAGGCGCTGCTAGCCGCGCTGCACGTCCCGGCCGACGCGATCCTGAACGCTGTGGTGCCGGTGATCAACTGGCTCGCCAGCGCCTACGAGAAGCCCACCGAGCCCGAGCCCGCGGGCGGCGAGCCCGTAGCGGGATGACCGCGCCACAGCAGCCGCAGGCGGACGGGGGGATCGTCCAGACGCAGATAGGCCTCGCTGAGACGCCCCTCGGGCAGCGCGTCGCCCTGGTCCTGACCGTCCTGCTGCCCAAAGACGCCGCGCTCGGCGTCGCGGATGCGGTGGTGAAGGCGGCGGAGGCGATGTCCGCGTCCGGCCTGATCGTCGCCAACGGGAACGCCAGTGCCGTGGCGCAACGGCCCTGAGGACCGCGCACGCGACGCCGTCACCTACGGCCCGGAGTACCGGCGGAACCGCGCGGCGGCCAAACGCAGGGCGAACGGCAGGTGCGAAGGGTGCCACCACGCGCACCTCCGCCTGCAATGCGACCACATCCAGAACACCGCCGCGCTAGGGCGCCCGGACCATTCGCTGGGGAACCTGCAGATGCTGTGCACCGGGCCCGGCTCCTGCCAGTGTCACGAGAAGAAGACCGCGCGGGAGGGTGGAGGGTGGAGGCAAGCGAAGACCGCAGCCGACCCACCTCATCAAGCCCGCACGCAGTGGTGACCGCGCCATGCCAGCGACGTTTCCGCAGGTCAGAAGTCCAGCAGAGTTGCCCTCATCAGAGCCGCCGCACTCTGCCAATTTTTTTACGGCGCCCCCAGAATCCGTTTTTGATCACACTGCGTGACTAGGAGATGAACCGCAGCCGGGTGCGCGGCGGCTCGGGCAGCGTCTTCGCGAGCCTCACCGCGCCTGCGAAGGCGTAGGCGGCGTCGACGTGACCCTGCTCTGGCCCTCCCTTGCGCGTGAACCGCCACCCGTCGCCGCTCGCGAGCTTCGATGCGCCCCCGATATGCGCGTTCAGCAGTGGATCGTCGGGGTGAAGCACGGCGCGGGCTTTGACGAGGTCGGCGAGTTCCATGCACGCCTCGCTGACCCTGGTCCCGGCGATCGCGCCATCTTCGGGGATGGTGTCGCCGCGCTGCTTGCCGAGGCGGCGGTTGATGGATTCGGCGAGCGGCCGGAGGGTGGTGGCCATACCGGCACCTGGGCCGCCGGGAAACCACCCGAAGGCGCGGGGCTTGACGCGGCCGACTAGTTCGGGGAGTTCGGCGCGGGCTTCATCGGTGGTCTTCCACGCTTTGACGAGCTCGCCGCGTGGGCGGCCGTCTGACAGGAGGCCGGCGACGGCCAAAGTCGCGTGCCGGCTGTCGGGCGCGACGTCGAAGACGACAGCGAGGCGGTCGCGCAGGCCGTCCATGGTCCCGGCGGCGTCGGCGCAGTCTTTCCAGGCGATCATGTCGATGGCGCCGTCGAGGTTCTGTACCCGCTGGCAGAGGACTTCGGTACGGAAGACGTCGGGCGGGTCGGTGTGGAGCGCGGAGCGGATCGCGGCGGCGCTGGTGTTGTATCCGAGGCCGGGGTTGGCTTGCCGGATGGCGTTCCAGTCGTCGAGTTCGCAGCCGTCTTCGCCGCTCCATTCAAAGATGCCTATGGTGGGGTCGCGCCCGGAGAGGGCGGTGTCGCGCAGGCCATTGAGCACGACGCTGCCGTCGTCCCCGGCGTTGCTCATGCACCAGATCTGGCTGTTCTCCCTGGCCATGGTCGTCTTCGAGAGGGCGGCCCATGGGTCCCAGGTCCGCATCTCGCGGAGTTCGTCGATGGTGAGTTCGTCGTTGCTGCTGCCGCGCCCGGATTTGCGGTTGGCGGCGCCGATGGCGTAGACGGACCCGTTGGCCAGCCAGAAGTATTCGTCGCCGATGGTGCCGCGGGTGCCGCCCCATTCGGCTTCGAGGTCAGGGGCGGCGTGGATGGCGCTTTGGCAAAAGTTCCATTGCCTGCGTGCGAGTTTGACTTCCTGGGCAACGCCGAGAATCTGGGCGCCGGGCTGCATGAACATGCGCCAGAGGCTGATGTTGCGCTTGAGGTGGCTCTTGCCTTGCTGGCGGGCGACGATGATCAGGATGATGCGGAACCGGAAGGTGCCGTCCGGGTTGAGCTCCAGGGCGTGAATGGCGGCCCATCGCTGCCATGGGAGCAGCGGTTCACCCGTGATTTGGGCGAAGTCAGCGGCTTCATATCCCAGGGATGTGCGCCGGTTGAGTGGCCGAAGTGGCGGGGTCCACAGGCGCGGGGTCGTGGAGCCCAGGAGTTTCTTAGGCACGGCTCCGGCGGGTGCGCTGTTCCCGCAGCATGTCGAGCTGGCTCTTGGGTTTACCGGCCGCCGTGGCCTGCTTGCCCTTGGCGAGTGCGGCGCGGGCGGCGGGTGTGGCGCCGAGTTCGGCGAGCACCTTCAAGAGTTCGGGCCCGATCCAGCGGAGGGTGGCGAAGTACACCTTGGGCCCGAGGTCGAGGGCGCCGTCGATGGTTTTGGCGTAGCGCTGGGCGAGTTTGGCGGCGGCGCTGTCGGTGCCGAGGAGGCCGAGGGTGGCGATGGTTTCCTGTACGGCGGGGTAGATCAGCTCGCTGGCGTCGCGGACGGTCACGTTGCACCTGCCAGCCATTCGCGGAAATGCTCGGATGGGAATGCGTAACCCCAGCCTCCGCATCGGCCTCCCAGGTAGATGCGGCGCAGCGAGAGTAGCCAGTCATCCCCCAGGTCAAGCAGCACCCTGCGGCGACAGTGACCGATCGACGTGCGCGGATGTTTCCATCTGAATGTCACGTAGCGTCTATTGCCCGGCAGATGCTCCATCTTCCGCAGGTCAAGGCGTTCCTCTTGCCAGGGTTCTGATGCGTCGAAGACCCACATCATCCGGGGGCCATAGAAGGCCTCGCGCTCAGCTATTTCGGCTGGCGGGATGCTGCTGTGCTGCAGTTCGACCACCCAGCCATCGGCGGAAACGATGTCCGCCCTATGTGATCCGCGAACCACCTCGCGCCGCTCGGGCGGTACGGCCTCCTGCCAGGCGCGATGCCATGATGAGTCGGGCTCGGCCCATGGGTCACAATCATTGCGGGCCGCGTGGGCCCAGTGCCAGGACACGATCGCCCCGCACTTGGGTTGCACGTCGGCCGCGCATGACGGGCATGAGGCGCTAGCCCCGGGGGCGGCCCCGATGCGCTCGCCGCTGGTTGCCGTGGCGTAGAACATCGCCTGTTACCTCGTGTGTCTAACGGTGGTTGCGTTGTGATTGTGACACCGCGTGTCCTACGATGTGCGCAGCAGCCCGCCCAGGCGCAACGGTCCTGGGCGGGTTTGTTGCGTCTGGGCGGCTTACCCCGCTGGGAGACGTCCTTGGCCGCTGTGCCTGTCCCGTCGCGCCGTTCCCTGCTGGGCGCGGTGCTGGGCGGCCTGCAGGCCCGCGCGAAGACCCGGAACACCACGTCGCGGCTGGCTGCGGCGGTGCAGCAGCATGTGATGACGTTCGCGGGCCTGGCCGCTGTCGACGTGGGGATGTTCCATCTGGGCCCGGTTGCGGGCTGGGTGTCGGTGGGTGTGTCGGTCCTGCTCGCTGACTTCAAGATCCAGGGCTAGCCGTGGCAACCGTGGCCGTGGACTTCGACGGGGTCATTCACGACTACAAGCGCGGCTGGCAGGACGGTTCGATCTACGGCGAGTTCATGCCCGGTGCGGTCATGGCCCTGTCGTGGCTGATGAGTAACTACGCCGTGTTCGTGCACACCACGCGGAACGCCGGGCAGGTCGCGCGGTGGATCGAGGACCGCTCGGGCCACGGAATCGAGTGCGTGACCTCGGTTCATCCGCTGCCGTGGAAGCGGCAGTTCTGGAACCAGCGCGGCGTGCTGCTGGTCACCAATCGCAAGCTCCCGGCGATTGCCTACATTGACGACCGGGGCATCCGGTTTGAGTCCTGGGATCAGGCCCTGGCCGCGCTCAGAGGTGACAAGCCCGAGCCTAAGACGGGCCTTGACCGGGTACAGGACGCCATTCGCAAGGCGCGCGGCGGCGATGCCCCTGCTCAGATCAGGGGTTTTGCCTGATGGGCAGCCTGCTGGGGAAGGCGCTGCAGGTCAGGAACGCTATGCCCGTCCCTTTGGGCGATTCGGGCCGGTATCAGCTCCCGGGCCTGGCGATGGGCGCGTCGGGCAATGAGGCGTTCATGCGCGCGGCCGGCAGCGTGGGCACGGTGTGGCAGATCGTCCACCTCCTCGCCTCGAACGTGGCGAAGCCGGAGTGGCGCCTGTACCGGAAGCAGCCGCAGGACGGCCGCCGCCGCTACACCACGTCGGACCAGGGCAGCGATCAGCGCACGGAGGTTGTCAAGCACCAGGCGCTGAACGTGCTGGCGAGGCCGAACCCGTGGTGGTCGCGGTTCACGATGTTCGAGGCCAGCCAGCAGTACCAGGAGCTGACCGGCGAGTGGTTCTGGGTGCTGGAGTACGACCCGCGCGCATCGTTCCCGGTGGGTGCGTGGCCGGTGCGCCCTGACCGGATGACTGAGGTCCCGGACCCGGTGAACTACCTGAAGGGCTGGGTGTACAGCGCGCCGGATGGTGTGGAGAAGATCCCGCTGTCGCCGCGCGAGGTGGTGCAGGGCAAGTACCCGAACCCCCTTGACCCGTATCGCGGCCTGGGCCCGGTGCAGTCGGTGCTGGTGGACATCGACGCGGCGAAGTACAGCGCCGAATGGAACCGCAACTACTTCCTCAACAGCGCGGAGCCCGGCGGCATCATCCAGGCGGACCACCGCCTCGATGACGAAGAGTTCAACACCCTGACGAACCGGTGGCGCGAGCAGCATCGCGGCGTGGCGCGGGCGCACCGGGTGGGGGTGCTGGAGAACGGCGCGGTGTGGGTGCCGAACTCCCATTCGATGCGTGACATGGATTTCGCCAATTTGCGGGGCGTTTCCCGTGACATTATCCGTGAGGCTTTCGGCATTCATAAGATAATGCTGGGGAATAGCGACGACGTAAATAGAGCTAATGCGCAGACAGGCGAAGAAGTTTTCGCAAACTGGTCTGTAGCTCCGCGTTTGGACCGCTGGCGTGAGGTGCTTAACTCCCAGTTCCTGCCGCTGTTCTACCCGGCGAACGCTGAGGTCCCGGTGGAGTTCGACTACGTGTATCCGCTGCCGCAGAACCGCGAGCAGGACAACGCGGAGCTGGTGGCGAAGGCGACGGCCGCACAGACCCTCGTCGATGCGGGTTTCGACCCGGCGGACGTGCTTGAGGTGGTGGGGCTGCCGGAGATGGGTGTGGCGGAGAAGGCGACGCAGGCGCCGGCTCTGCCGCCCGGCTGGGTGCCGGGTGCTGGTTCGTCCCCGCCGCCAGACCCGGATGCCGGTGAGACGGCGGCGGAGAGCGCCGGCGGCGGGGACGTCTCGAACTTCCTGGACTGGCCGGTGTTCCGCCTCGACGATCAGCGGTTCGGCCAGGTCAACGGACATCCCCTTGTGAGGTTGCCATGACGTACCGGCTGGCCCAGGGCCGCCGCGCCCAGTTGCGGCTGCCGCTGTCGCCGGTGCGCGCGGAGATGGCGCTGCGCGCCCTGGAGAACTGGCGCGAGCCCGCCGATGAGGGCCGCGAGCGGGGCTGGTACAAGATCGCGAACCAGGCGGAGGGCACGCCGACCCGGGTTGACATCTACGACGAGATCTCCTGGTGGGGCATCTCGGCGCAGGAGTTCAGCGACGCGATCGGCAAGATCAGCGGCGACCTTGAGGTGCACATCAACAGCCCTGGCGGGGACGCTTTCGACGGGATCACGATCTACAACGCGCTGGCCAGCCGGCCAGGGAATGTGACGACGATCGTCGACGGCCTGGCCGCCTCTGCCGCGTCGGTGATCGCGATGGCCGGGAAGACGCGGATCATGTCGCCCGGGTCGATGCTGATGATCCACGACGCCCTGGCGATGACGATCGGGAACGCGGCGGACCACCGGGAGACCGCGGGCCTGCTCGACAAGGTGTCCGGGTCGATCGCGGACGTCTACGCCGCCCACGCAGGCAAAACGAGCACCGAGTGGCGTGACGCGATGGCTGGTGACGCCTGGTACACCGCGCAGGAGGCGGTGGACGCGGGCCTGGCGCACAAGATCGCGGGCCGGGCCGTTAACGGTGAGCCGCAGGCCACCTGGGACCGGTCGATTTTCGCCACCTGGCAGGGCGGCGTGCTGGCTGATGTGGACGAGTCGGACTGGGACGGCCCGGCGGCGATGTCCCGCGCGGCGAACTCCGACGACCCGGCGGCCGCGCTGAACGCGATCTGCGCGGGCAAGCGCGAAGGCGACCCGAAGACGATCGCCGCGCACGCCCTGCCACATCACAAGAACCGCGGCGACCCGCCGAACCGGCACGGCGTGAGTGCGGCACTTGGCCGCATCGACGGCACCGAGGGCCTGACGAACAAGGCGGCCGCGGAGTCGCACCTGAAGGCACACCAGTCCGCCATGGGCGGCGGCACAGACAACCGCGCGGGGATGCCCGCGTGGCTAGAGCACCTCACCGCTAAGGAGGCGGCTACCCGATGACAACCATCCCCTCGTCTCCGGCGGAGCTTGAGGAAGCCCTTCAGGATCCGGGCAAGCTGAAGGATCTGTGGGCGGACCCGGAGGCCCTGAAGGCGTACGTGCAGGGCTATGCGGACAACTTCGCGAAGGCGGACGCGGGCAAGTCTGACGCGGTCTCTGACCAGCTGCGGGAGCAGATGCGCGAGACCGCGCAGCTCGCGGTGGCGGACGCGCTGAAGGCGAATCCGGTGCAGGCTCCGGTGCGGGACGTCAACTCCGTCTCTGTCGCCGCCGAGTCCGCGAATGTCGGCCTGGCGAACTCGTTCGACTACCCGGGCGCGGGACGGCTCAACCTGAACAAGTCGTCCGCGCAGCGGGCCCTGTGGAACAAGTACGCGCCGGGCCGCAAGATGGACGGCCTGTTCGACAACCTGGGCGAGGTCTTCCAGGCCGCAGCGCTGGGGAAGCTGAACTTCGGCCGCCGCGCGGGTGACTTGATGCAGGCCCGTGGCAAGGCCGCCGAGATCATGAACAGCTTCGGGTCGGAGGTTCCGGCGGACGGCGGGTTCCTGATCCCCGAGCACCTGCGGTCGGAGCTGCTGTCCGTGGCCCTGGAGACGGCCGTGGTGCGGCCCCGTGCGACGGTCATCCCGATGGATTCGCTGCGGGTGCCCATCCCGATGATCGACGACACCTCGCATGTGTCCAGTGTGTTCGGCGGCATCCAGGGCTACTGGACCGAGGAAGCCGCGGCGCTGACGGAGTCGCAGGCCAGCTTCGGCCGGGTCACCCTGGACGCGAAGAAGCTGACCCTGTACGCGACCTACCCGAACGAGCTGGTGCAGGATGCGCCGGCGTTCTCCGGGTTCATTGACGCGAAGTTCCCGCAGGCGCACGCCTACTTCGAGGACGTGGGTTTCTTCACCGGCACGGGCGTGGGGGAGCCGCTGGGCTACATCAACTGCCCCGCGTCGGTGAACGTGGCGAAGGAGTCCGGCCAGGCCACGGCGACGATCCTGTGGGAGAACATCGTCAAGGCCTACGCGCGGATGCTGCCGACGTCGCT